AGAAATGGATATTAGTCATCAGATCTCTAGTCAGTATGAAACGCAGACTAAAAAGTTGAAAGCAACACAAAAAAAAGAGCTCGGAGATGGACAGGAAAAAGATAATACTTGAGGGTAACAAAGATGAGTTGTTATTATTTTTAGCTACAATGATTGAGGTAGGTAAAGATATGGAAGTTGAAGTTACTATTATTATAGATGAAGAAAAATAAATCAGATATTATAGAAGCAATGCAAAAAGATATGTTGCTATTTGGTAGAATGGTAATGCCTAATATGTTTAGTAGTGAGTCTCCTCCTTTTCATTACGACCTTACAAAACATTTATTGGACAACGATCGTAAACAAATAAATATTATTGCACCACGTGGACACGCTAAGAGTTCAGTTGCTGCTGGTATTTATCCATTGTTTCATTTGATGTTCGATAAAGGAATTAAGGTTATTGTGCTTGTGTCTCGTACGCAATCACACGCTACTAAACTTTTAGGTACAATTAAAGATGTGTTAGACTACTCTCAAGAGTTTAGATATTTTTTTGGATACTGGGGAATGCAGTCTGCAAAGAAATGGACTAATACAGAAGTAGAGCTAAAAGATGGTAGTTTAATTATTTGTAAGGGAACAGGTCAGCAGATACGTGGAATTAAACACGGAAATCAACGACCTACATTGTTGATACTAGATGATCCAGAAGATGAAAATAATACAAAAACAGCAGAAGCTATGGAATACAACTTACGTTGGTTGTTGCAATCTGGTGTTCCATCCCTGGATCCGTTATCTGGTAGAATATGTGTTATTGGTACTCCGCAGCATGAGCGTTGTATGGTAGAGACATTAAAAGATATGAAAGGTTGGAAGACTTTAGAGTTTAGACCTGATATAGAAAAAAAGATAGCTTTATGGCCTGAGGTCTGGGGAATTGATAAATTGATACAGAAGAAGGAAGAGTTAGATAGTATTAATCGTCTTTCTGTTTTTTATAGGGAATATCTTTGTCAGATCGTTGGAGATGAAGATAATTTGTTTAGACAGGAAGATATTCAATACTATGAAGGTTTCCTTGAGAAAGACGAAGCAGGATTGTCTACTCTCATCCTGACGAACCTAAATGGTGAGTCAGTAGAAGAGAGAAGACCTGTAAACGTGTTTACTGGTGTCGATCCTGCGTCTAGCACGAAAAAGACTGCAGACTATTCAGTAGTATTTAATCTAGCTATTGATGATAAAAATAATAGATTTGTATTACCTTATTATAGAAAGCGTGCTACTCCATTAAGATTAGCCGATGCTATTATAAGAAATTTTAAAATATATAGAAGTGCTAAGACACGTATTGAGTCTGTAGGTTATCAGGAAATGTTGCGTCAATATATTAAAGAAGAGTCAGAGAAACTTGGTTTGTTTATTCCTGGTCTAGAGATAAAAGAAAATCCTAGAACTAGAAAATCTTATCGTTTAGAAAGCTTACAGCCTTTGTTTTCTACTAAAAAAGTTTTTATACAAAAAAATATGCAAGCTCTCACAGATGAATTATTGCTATATCCTAGAGGGAAGAACGATGACTTGTTAGATGGTTTTTATTATGCAAATAAAAATTCATATAGACCTAGCCATGCTTATACTCAATCATCTAAAAAAAGAACTGATTATTATCAATCTATTAATAAAAGTTGGAAATTGAATTAATGAGGAAGATATTCCTTGACTTTTATCTATATATTCTTATAAGTTAATATACGGTGAAGATAGATTTAGTTAGATATTATTTGACACGTAGAAGTTTTAAAGACCTATTAGACAAACATATGAACGTAGAAGTACCAAAAGGGTATAAGGTTGTAAATGCCAGAAAAAGTAAAAAAGACAAAAAAGAAACAAAGAAGTCAAAACTATAATGACTTAGTTGATGTTTTTGGGTATATCCCTGGTAGATTAAAACCAGAATCTGGAGAAGTTCACGATGAAGTTCAAGAAACTTTAGAGTTATTAAAAGAGTATAATAACTTGCGTGAAATATGGGCTGTTAAATTTCAAGAGTCTATAGAGTTCAGAGCTGGTGCTCAATGGTCTCAAGAAGAGCGTGATGTGTTAGAACAGCGTGGTCAAGCTCCTATCGTAGTAAATCGTATTCATCCAATCGTAGAAACTGCTAAATCATTACTTACATACAACTCACCTGAGTTTCGTTCGTCTGCACGTGAGGATTCCGATAGGGATACAGCAAAAGTATTTTCTGATTTATTTGCTTGGATGTGGGATCAATCATCTGGAAACGAAGAGCTAAAGAAAATCGTTGATGACTACTATGTTGGAGGTATGGGTGTTATGCACGTATATCAAGATCCAATGGCTGATTTAGGTAAGGGTGAAGTCTTTGTAAAGTCTATGAATCCATTAGATGTTTATATAGATCCAAATGCTAAAGATATATATGCTAGAGATGCTGCTCACATAATGGTAGTTAAGTATATTACAGATGAACAGGCTGCTCAATTATATCCTGATTTTATGGATATTATTATGGACGCAGATAGCGGAATTGACAATGATGAGGAAATACCTGCTACTGACTTAGCAGCGACAGAAGGACAAATTTTTAATACAGACGAAGATACAAACTATCATACTAAAAGAAAGTATATAGAACGATATACCAAAGAGATGCATACATATTATAATATATATGAACCGTTCTCTCAAAATGAATATTTATTTAATGTTGATGAATATAAAGAGTATGAAGGTACTTATTATATGCGTATAACTAAAGCTACTGGAGAAGAGGTTTTTATTTCAGATGAAGATGCAAAAGAGGAGTTAATGCAGGTTATACAAGAATATGGACCAATTTTTCATTTTGAACTACCAGATCCAGAAATAGACGAAGAAGGTAATATGATTCCTCAACCTCCAGTTAAAGTTAAAGGAATGGAAGGACCAGACGCAATCCCTGGTAGTACTACAGTTATTACTCCTCTAACAGCTGAAGAGATGATTGGTATGGAACATATCATGGTAAATAAAATTGAAAAATGTTGCGTTAAGCTAACAGCTACTGTAGGTAATAATTTATTGTATACAAGAATATTACCAGTAGAGGAATATCCTATTGTTCCATTAATGAACGTTCATCATAGAAATCCTTATCCTGAATCTGATGTAAGACTATATAGACCTTTACAGGAATATATTAATAAAATTCGTTCTTTAATTATTGCTCACGCAAGTACAAGTACAAATGTTAAATTATTGATTCCTCGTGGCTCAGCAGATCTTCGTCAAATAGAAGAAGAATGGAGTAGAGCAGGTACTAGTGTTATTGAGTTCGATGCTGAGCTTGGTGCGCCTATCGTTGCTGGACCTGTCCCGTTACCAAATGAATTGTATAAAAATGAAGCAGATGCTAAATATGACCTAGAATATGGGTTTGGTATCTTTGAACTTATGCAAGGTAGCGGTATGAACTCTCCATCAACTTATAGAGGAACACTTGTCGTTGACGAATTTGGTCAACGAAGAATTAAGTCTCGTAGAGATGATATAGAAAACTTTTTAAATCAAGTAGGTAAAGTCGCTGTTCCTTTAATGCAGCAAATTTACACAGAAGATAAAGTTATTCGTTTAGTTCAACCTAATGGTTTAGAAAAAGAAGAACGTTTTAACTTTTTTAAAGAAATGGATAATGGAGATATTAAACGTTTTCACGATGTGACATTAGGAAGATATGATGTTAAAGTTGTATCTGGATCTACATTACCAACTAATAGAATGGCAATGCTAAATACTTATATGCAGATGTATCAAGCTGGATTAATTGACCAAGTAGAAGTATTAAAGAAATCTGAACTAGTAGATATTGATGGTGTACTAGCAAGAAATGGTCAAGCGGTTCAAATGCAACAACAATTAGAAGCATTGACTGAAGAATTGAAGAAGGTCAAAGGAGACCTTCAAACCGCTACACGTGAAGAGCTACACGCTAAGAAACGTTTAGAGGTAGAAAAGTTTAGTTCCGATTTAGATAAAATATCTAATAGGGCTGAATCTGCTACACAGCTTTATAAAGCTAGGATAGCAGACGTTGAAAACAATCTAATGAACTCCGTTGGCTCTGTTGAGAAGGAATTAGCTGAAGAGCTAGATCAAGAACCTCAACTTGGAGAGATGGAGAGTTAGGAGGATAAATGAGTGAAAAAACAGAAGAGATGCTAAATACAGAACAAGCAGTTGATCCGATGAGTACTGCTAATGGACCAACTGGTGACGATGACATTTTCAAAGAAGTCTTTGGGACAAACACCGACAACTTTGTAGCTAGGGTTGGAGAGGACGTTCAAGAATCTATGGAAGGTGAAACATCCGAAGTATCTGATATTAGTAATCCTAAGGAAAGTTCTGACCAATTTCAGTATTGGCAGAGTCAAGCAGATAAAAAGACAGCAGAAACAAACGAGTTAAAGAAGGAAATTGAATTGCTCAAGTCGAAAGTAAATTCTTCTCCTTCTACTTCTGAAGTGAATGCTCCAGAGTCTAAGGCAATAGAGAAACCTATTAAACCTGTTAGACCGTCTGGCTTTGATAATTCCGAGGCAATAACTGATCCTGATAGTAAGTCTGCAAAATATCTTGCAGCAAAGGAAGAGTATTTAGATAATATGACTGAATACTTAATGCAACAAGAGGAACAACGTAATCAGCTTACACAAGCACAGTTAGATCAAAATCGTAAGATGCAATCTCAACAACAGTTGCTTAGTGATTTACAATCTGGTTATGGTTATACTCCTGAGCAAGCTAATGATTTTGTTACAACAATGTCATCACCAGAGTCGTTGTCGCTAGACAACTTAGTGAAACTACATAAAACATTGACTTCAAGAGAAAGTGAAAACATCCCTGTAAGTCAACCGAATGTGATAGATCCTAGACATAGTGAGATGGCACAGAGGCAACAAAAACTAGCAATTCCAAGACCTATCAGCAGTCAGTCAAGTGTCAGTAAGCAGTCATCTAAAAGTATAGAAGATAAAATGATGGATTCTATGGTCAAGACTTATAAAGACAGGAATCCGTTTAGCTAAAAAGGAGACATGAGATGTCAGTTTATAGTATAAATCCTGGGGACGCACAAGGTTCTTTAGCTTCAACAAGTATAAATGATTCTAGACGAATCTTTAACTTTGGAGAAAGAGTAGCCGAGCTTGCGCCTCAACAATCGCCTTTTCTTACTTACTTATCAAAAGTTGCAAATAAGCCTACAGATGATCCTGTATTTAAATTTTTGGAACAAAGACACCAGTATCAAAGAAGAAACTTCCAGATTCAAGCTGCTAAAACAACAGCTGCTCACTCTGGATCAGATGCTAACTTTAATGTAGCAACTTCTTTGGAACTTGACGCTGAGTGTAAATACGATAAGTACGGAAGAGAAGTCACAACAGCAACAGCACCTGAGTTCTTGCTAGCAGATCAAATCGTAGCTATCGAATGTGAATACGATGCTAACGGTAGTGATGCTGGAGTAGGTTCAGAAACAGCTGCTATTGCTTATTATAAGATCACCGCAGCACCAGCAAAAGTAGATTCAGATACTGCTGCTAGATTAGCGATGAGCTTTATTAGAGTTAATTACAAACCAACTGGTTCTAACGGAGCTACAGCAACAAATGCAGGACAAATTACAGAAGCATCAGGTTCTAAATTAATTTTTAGAGCAGGCGCAGATGCACAAGTAGTTGGTTCAGCTTTTGCTGAAGGTTCAGCAGATCCAGAAGGCTGGAGAGACGAGTTCTATAACAGAGAAGGATACACACAAATCTTTAAGACTAGTGTGCCTCTATTCTCTGGTACAGCACTTGCTACTCGTTATCGTGGATTATCAAACGAATACATGAGAGTGTACCAAGAAAAACTTATGGAACATAAGATGGATCTTGAACACGCTATGTTATTTGGTATTGGTAGCGACGATTCAACAGCTTCAGGTCCTATTCGTAGAACTTGGGGTATTGTACCTTTCGTAGAACAGTATGGTAAAGTAAAAACACTTGACTATGCTAATGCAAGTTATGATACTTTTATAGATACAATGGAAGATGTATTCTCACCAGAGTCTGGAAACAGCGGAGAGAAACTTGTTCTA